TATCCATCTTTCAACTTGACGTTGATGTATTCCTTGAAACCAATGGCTTGGATTGCGCTTTCACGGAGGATATCGGACGGGTGTCTTTCATTTTCGTTCAAGAGCACCATACCCAAGACATGAATTTGCTTTGCTTGCTTATTGTTTTCTTCTTTCAAGGCAAAGATGCGCTTGTTAAGGTTAGCGATGATTTCCGCCATGCGCTTTGTCATCACATCACGGTCGTTTTTCATCCATTCCTTGCAGAACGTTTGCTTATCCAAATCACTTTCGTTGTAGATGGTTTCAATAGCAGCATATTCTTCATTGCCTACCTTGATGCCCGTTAGCTTTTCAAATTCTGATTGTAACATAGTTGCGTTGATTTTAATTATAGATACTTATTAAATACCTTTATTCGCTGCAAAAGTATAGAATATAATTATAATACACAACTATTTAAGCGAGTTTTTTATGTGATATTTTAGCAAAACTTGCAAAAGTACTATAAATAAACTGTTTTTGTTATAGTTAAAAATTACAAATACAAGATACTTGTTAGATATCTCTCCCGTATTTATGTTATATTTGCTCGTTGAAATTACCAACTATATCAAGATATGAATAAGAAACTTCGTAAGACCTTATCCGACAAATGCAAGGATATGGGATTAACTGACAAGGTATTGGATGAACTTGCAGAGTTAGGCTCACAAGACCTTGCCGAAGATGCCTCTGATGAGGACATCACAGCCAAAGCGGATTTCCTTGTACCTTTTGCAAAGGCAACGCAGGGGGAAATTACAAGAAAGACACGTGGCAAGGGAAAGCACAATCAGACGACGCAATCGAATGGCGAGGGCGACGGTGAGGGTGATGCCGGCGACGATAACGACGACGTGCCCGATTGGTTCAAAAAGCAGATGAAAGGCTACAACAAGACTTTGAGCGACCTCAAAGCCGAGAATGAAGCGTTGAAGTCTGAAAAGACCAAAGCGGAACGCAATGCGACTATTGCCGCCAAAGCCAAGGAGCTCGGAATACCCGACTACTTAATGAAACGTGTGTCGTTTGCGGACGATGCCGACGTTGCAAAGGAGTTGGAGGACTACAAGCAGGACTTGGTAAACAACAATCTGATGCCGAAAGATGCGGCATTGGAAACGGGCAAGACAGAGGAAGCCATGAAAGCCGACGCAAAGGCTTGGGCAAATTCACTTCCCGATTAGTAAACCATCATCTATTGTTTCACATTTAATTGACACGCTATTATGGCAATTGATTTCAAAAGAACGAAAGTGTCTGGGCATTTCCCCGAGATTTGGCGTGGTGAATGTAAGATTTTGCCAGCGGGCTTCAAGCCTGCGCAGTCTTTCCCTGTCGGCACAGTGCTTCGCCGTGGTACACCTATCACGGTCGATTTCGAGAAACGCACGGCTGCCGTTGCAAAGACAGCCGAAGTGCTGAAAGGCGGCACAACAACCGCCCCTCGTGTTCCCAAGGGTCATTACTTCACCGTCGGTGATGTAGTAACCAAGTTGGGCGACGGCACGGCTTCGCCAAGCATCAAGTCCATTGACACGACCAACGATGATTACGACACCATCACTCTTTCAGCCGCTTATACAGGATTGGCAGAGAACAATGTTATCGTAGAATCCAACGAAATTACCTCTGGAGTTACGGAGGCGAAACCTCTCTACACACCAAACATGGTTGTTGGTGCGGATTTAGAATTTACGGGCAAAGGCATCCCAACCATTGATGCGGCATACGAGGCGGTTGTGCTCTATCCGAGCCTCAACTTCCCGATTATCGCCGATTGGCTTACGGGCTGCTGCCTTAAAGCAAACCACAACATTTTGTTCATTAAGCAGTAACAACTATGCCAGAATTTCTTTATAGTTCAATTTTCGGCGAACTGACACGAAATGTTCAGATTCGCTTTGACGTTGTTAGCGAGCTTCGTAAGAGGCTTTTTGACAACGTGATTTTCGAGAAGTACCTTGATTGGGACACGCCGACCGTCGGTTTGAACTTCGAGGAACTTATCGGACAGTACAATCTTACCGTTGCCGCACCAACCATCGGTGATAGTTCTAAGGAGGCTATCATTGGCACACAGGGGATGGAAACCTTAAAGGAGACCATCCTTAACCACGCCTTGACCCTCCCGATGACAATCCAGGACTATCGCAAGGTGTTGCAGATTCTCGATTCCAAGTCTTTACCCGACAAGGTTAAGACCGAACAGCTCGTAAACCTTATGTGGGGCAACGTGCAGACCGTTGTAAAGGCTGTGCTCGGCAAGCTCGACATGATTTTCCTCGGCGCATTGTCCAACGAGGGAAAGTTCACCTTGGACGATACCACCAACCCCGAGGGCGGTGTGCGTGGCTCAATCAGTTTCAACCAGCCGTCCGAAAACATTGCGTCTTCAACAACGCAGTGGACTGCTTCAAATCTCGACACCGTGGACTGTTTCGAGGACATCCAAGCAATCATCGACACAGCGCAGGACAAAGTTGTGTTCGGCAAGGTGCTTCTTGCGCCGTCGAAAATCTCCTATATGTGCCGCTCTAAGAAGATTAAGCAGATGATTTGGGGTACGGACAAGTCCGCAAAGATTGTGCAGCTCAAGGACATCAACGCATACATGCAGGAGAATAGCTATCCTATCTTCGAGCCGATGCGTCGTCAGGTGATGATTCAGAACGGCACACAGCTCACACCGTACACACCTTGGAACGAGAAGAACATCGTGTTTATTCCCGATGGCAAGTTAGGTACGGTAAAGAACGCTTGGGCAAACTCCGAGTTGAAGCCCGAAAACGGCGTTGCCTACTCCAACTATGGACGCATCCGTGTGTCGCAGTGGGGTGTTGGCGAAACGCAGGGCTCTAACGGCGTTGAGTTCACCAAGGCGGAAGTGCTTGCATTGCCTGTCATTACCGAAATGAACGGTATCTACACTCTCAAAACAGAAGCGTAAAAGACTATGACGAACCTCATTGCAACGAAAAGCCTGTGCAACGCTATTGCCAACACGTTTTATCCCGACAATTCGACGATAGAAGTAGTATTGTTCAATGAGGGTATCGACCCGAAAGCGGACGCAACACCGAAAGACACCAATATCTTTCGGGTTGCAGTCCAGCTTATCAAAGGATATGTTGAAAGTAGCCGAACGGAAAATGGCGTTTCGACAGCCGTAAGGGACGATGCCATCAAAGACAGCATCAAGTATTGGTGTGGCTTATACGGTGTTGCGGTGGAGGACGTTTTAGGCGACACGCTTTCGGTGATTGAGGATGGCACACACTTATGGTAAACGGTTATGAGAACTAACGGTATATTGCAATACGAGACGCTGCAAGGCGGCGGACTGAACGAATACGGCGAGATTGACGACACGGTTATAAGCGTGTGGAGTGAACAGATACCGTGTTCCATCAAGACCAATTCGGACACCCGTAAGGGTGTGTATGAAGATGGCGAGTTCCGCCAAGCCTCTTACGTTGTGATGATAGAACTTGCAAGTTTCCCGTACAAGCGCATACGTTTGGAGCGCATGGGCGAGGACTTGAAAGAACACCGTGTGTTAAGTTCCGAGCCTCTTGCCACCGTTGGACGCACACAGATACTTGTATAAAGGTCGCTATGGCAAAGCAAACCACCTATCACGGGAAATATAAAGGCATCATCGTCAGCCAATTCAGCGTGAATAAGATTCGCAAGGGATTGGAGAAGAAGAAAAAGGAGGTTGAAGATTTCCTTATATTCCGATTCCAGCAGATTGGCGAGGAGTGCGTGAAAATAGCCCGTGAGCAAGGTAGCTATAACGACATTACAGGAAACTTGCGGTCATCCATCGGCTACGTTGTGTTGAACAATGGCAAACCCGTGAAATACGGTGAACCGAAGCAATATAACGGCAAACATGGTAACGGTGCGGATGGGGCAAAAGCAGCCGAAGCACTACTGACCATGCTGCAAGCCAAATACCCACGTGGAATCGTGCTTATAGTGTGTGCAGGAATGAACTATGCCGCCTACGTTGAAAACATCCATCATAAAGATGTGTTGGCATCCGCCGAACTAAAAGCGGAAAGCCTTGCAAAACAACTTCTTAAAGGGATAATAGAGAAATGATAAAGACCGAAAATCAGATTGAGCGTGATTTCTACACGTTCATCAAACAAAGCAAGTTGGGTAAAGGCGTGAAAGGTACGGTATATCGTGCTGATATGCGTCCCGACGATGCAGTAACCGAGGACTTAGTTGTCAAGTTCCTTGCAGGACTTGATGAACAGATACAATCGGGTGTGGTCATTATCAATATCTATGTTCCCGATAGGGTTTACCCTGATACAGGGCGGAAGACAAAAGACCACGCACGTATTGGGGTCTTGCAAGACCTTATACAGTCGTTCGTGAATGACAACGACAATACCGAGTATTGGATGCAGACGGATGGCACACCAACCTCAACACCGATAGAGGGTATAGAACAGCATTGCATAAGTGCAAGAATTAAATTTAATAGATTATCAACAGATTAAAAACAATAAGGTTATGGCAAAGAAGAAAAGTATCATCATGTCGTGGTCGAAATGTAAGGTTGAGGTCGGAAAAACAGGCGACAACGATGCAATGGCAACGGATTTGAAGTCAGTCGGCACTATCAACGACAAATCAACCACACTTGCGACGGAAGATGGGGAAAGCCTTACCGCAACGGCGACGGGCGGCGTTATTGTCGCACAAGAGGAGGGCGAGCCCGTTATAACCATCACGACCAGAGTTAAGGAAATGGACTTCGATACGGAGAATATGTTCACGGGAGCAGCAAAAAGTACCGATGGTGATGAGCTTACGGTAAAAACGAATGTTGTATCCGATGACTTTTCCGTAAAGGTTACGCCGAAGAATATCGGTGCAACAGGTATCAAGGTTCGCCGTTCTCATGTTTCTTTCCGCCCTGGTTCATCCGAGGAGGAGGGTCAATATGTGGACTTGACATTCAAAGTCCTTGCTTGCGAGGATGGCGAACTTTACAAGAAATTCAAGGTAAAAGAAACAGATTGGACTTAGGATAACAAATGTCTATCATACGTTGAATTTTAATTAGACAAAGGCTGATGGAAAGACATCTACCTTATCGGGTGGCAAGGAAAACCCGAACTTAGCGGATTGGAGCTGTGGTAGCTCGCCAAGCTCATAACTTGGAGGTCGTGGTTTCGATTACCACATCCGCAACTAACTTTAACAAGCACGACATGGAACAGCAGACAATAGAAAGCAAGGTTGCATCCGCAATTCTTGAAAAAAAGATAGGGAGTATTGAGATAGAGGGTAAAACATACGATATTGCACCCCCATCGGTCGCAACCCTTATTCTTATTTCCGAGATTATATCGACACTCCCTATTGTTGAACGAGTGCCGAATGATAAAATAGTTAATTCCGTGCTACATTACGCAAAGGATTTCGGAGCATTAGGCGATATTTGTGCTATACTCATTCTTGGGGCAAAGCATCTTATAGAGGAGGTAGAAGAAACGCACGAAAAACGCATATTTGGGTTATTCAAGAAGCGTTATACCACAAGACGCACTATTGACCATCAAGCCGAATTATCACGGCTTATAATCGAAAACGTGCGTCCGTCGGTTATCTTCAATGTCATTGTACAACGATTACAGGATATGGAGGTTGGAAGTTTTTTCTCCATTACCACTTCCCTAAGCGAAGCAAATATTCTAAAACCAACAAAGGAAGTGGTGTACTAAATGATAGTATTTGGGCGACAGTCCTTGGTATTGCAAAGAATTTCGGAGTAACCGATAAATATGCTCTCTATGATATAAGTTACACTAATGCTATAATGTACAGTAGGGCAATGCCGATGCCAAATGATGGGGACGATGAAGAAGTACCTTTATACGATGACACAAAGGATGCCAACGATCCGAATAATTTTAATGATTTCAATAATGAGGAAACCATAAGGATATGAATGTAGATGACGGAAATTTGAGCTTTGGGACAGTCATTGACACGACAGGATTTGATCAAGGTGCAGATAAGATAAGTGAAAAGGTCGCCCAAATAGGCGAAGAAGCAGAAGCCCAAAGTGCTAAGATAAATGAGCTTCTGACGAATATCCCTACCGTCAATATTGATGTCGTAACCAATGCAGGGCAGTCCTTACAAACTATACAGCAAGGATTTGACGAGATAGACCGTGTTGTTGATACAAACAAGGTGGCTATCCGTGAGTTGGAGGAAGAATACAAGCGGCTTGCGACCGAGAAAAATAGAGCAGGACAAAAGGGCGACCAAACGCAATACAACGCACTAAAGCAGGAACAGGAAGCCATTAAGGAAACTATTGCCGCACGCAAGAAAGTAATCGATGAAGCGGGCAGGCAAGCCGATGCGTTGCAACAAGTAGAAACCAAGCTTAAACAAGAAGCGGAAGCCGCACAAAAAGCGGCTACACAACACACATCCTTACGTCAGCAAATCCGTGCATTAAAAAAAGAAAGGGCGGATTTGGTAGCCAATGGCATTGACGAACAAAGCGAGGCGTATAAAAAACTTGTCAATGAATTAGGACGATTAACCGACATTCAAGGCGATATATCGCAACAAGGAAAGGTTCTTGCAAACGATGAGGCAAGAATGGCAGGTGTCATTCAAGGTTTATCTGGGCTATCTGGCGCATTCACAGCGGCACAAGGTGCGGTCGGGTTGTTCGCGGGAGAGAATGAAGAACTAAACAAAATCATGCTAAAGGTGCAATCCTTAATGGCTGTTACCATGGGATTGCAGCAGGTTCAACAGACACTCAACAAGGATAGTGCCTTTTCTCTCGTTACCCTTAACGGGCTGAAAGAGTGGTGGAATAAACTTGTTGCGGTAGGTATAGAGGAACAGACAGCTGAAACAGCGTCCACGTTAGCCAACA